AGCGTTTAAACGCAGGCATAATTATTCACCCGATGACCTTGACCCGATTGCTTACCGAATGATATTTGAGCTCATGGCGACGCTCAAAAAAGCGGCCGAGCCCGAATACTCGATGGATGACTACTATCGAGCCTTCAATTCGATGGGGGGTTGGTAAAATTTTTTAATAATGAAGATCAACATTGGAGAGTTAGCGCAAAAGCGCAGATGGGAGCGCAGGCTTCCGAACCCGGCGACGAACTGCACGATGAATCAGTCGTTCGCGTCGAA